GTCATATGTGTCGAACCCACTCTGAATATCGCTTTTCAGAAGGGTATATCGACCGTGCTTAAGCGATGTCTTAAAAGACGCACCGGCATTGACATGTCGTTGCAGCCCGATAAGAATCGTCTTCTTGCACGTCTTGGATCGGAATCTGGGTCATTCGGAACGATTGACCTGGAATCAGCATCCGATTCCATCTCAATGGGCTTGGTAGATGAGCTTTTCCCAAATCACGTGAAAATGTGGTTGAAGAAAGCTCGTTCGCCTATGGCCGTCCTACCGGACGGTAAGCCTATTGAGTTACATATGATATCGTCTATGGGAAATGATTACACGTTTCCCCTCCAGACGATGATCTTCTCTGCTGTTGTGCTCGCTGTCTACAAGGTTAAAGGGATAAAACCCTCTAATCCGCGCTCTGCCAAAGTAGTTACTGGCCGTATGAATATACAAGCCGGCAAACTTACGATGACGAGCGACCTTCTCAGTGATGAGTTTAGGTATGTAGGCAAAGAACGGTTGGGTAACTGGGGTGTCTTTGGTGATGACATTATCTGTCGCCGTGAGGCGTATGATGATGTCGTTCATCTTTTGACACTCTTAGGCTTCACCGTCAATGAGCAAAAGTCCTTTAATACAGGACCTTTCCGTGAGTCCTGCGGGACGGATTGGCTTTATGGCCAAAACGTCCGCGGTGTCTACTTGAAGACCGTAGATACCGAGCAGGACGCCTATTCAGCAATCAATCGTCTGAATCGATGGGCAGCGCGTCATATGGTACGGCTTCCACGGACGCTTGCTTACCTATTGGAACAGGTCGAATTTCTTCCCGTACCTTTAGAGGAGCAAGACGAAAGTGGAATACGACTACCTTATGAAGTGGTTGCCCTTGGTAGATCAACGCGAAAGAACGGTACCGGCCGTACCCTTTACAGGTATTGGTCTGTACGTTCCAAAAGCTATGATCTCTTCGATCCAGAGTCCGCTGCCAGACTTGAAGGTCATAGGGAGAATCCCAATGGTCTTCTCGTCGCAGCGCTCGCTGGTAGGCTTCGCGATGGAAGAGTTACTCCACGCTTACGGAGTAAAAGTTCCAGGTGCAAAGTGGGTTCCAGTTTTCGTTGGAACTGGTTCCCCACTGCTCGAGCCGAGAGGCCCGAGTTTCACGCGTCTTTTGTCCATCTCGCCTGGGTTCACTTCGCGGCCGCTTCTTACGAAGCCAAGCCGTTTAGACCTGTGGAAAAGCGCCGAAAGCGCAATTCCTTACAGAGTCGTAATCTCACAAAGTCGTGAGCGACAGTTGACCCGGGTATCACTTGGCTTCCAAGGTAATAATTGGGAGCTCAGTGACTCCGAATACCAACCTACGTTCTTCCAACAGGACGAACGTGGGAAAGTATCGCAGATGGAATTAGACATCTGAGTGTTGTATAGCACTCTACCTGTGAGTAGTACCACAGGGCGTGACCCTATCCTATCTGGTTGGACACCAGAGAAGATAGTAAGCCGCGGCGACTGTATTTAAAAGCCGCAACCCCGGAAGCAGGTGTGGAGGGCCCGAAAGGTAACCCTTCCACTTGTGTAAAT